TAAGATACATTCTCTCAATACCATCATAATGATATTGTGCGAAATATTGGAGTGCTTCGTCTAAACGGTCATCTACCTGATCGTCTGAAACATTTATATCGATAACACCAAAACCTAGAGCTCTAAGACAGTATGTTTTTAATGTAGCTTTTGTTGATGGTACGGCCATACTCTTTTCCCCTTTCTATATATTTATAAGGTTAAAAGGTTGTACCCTAACTTTCTAATGCGGCTACTCTAGCTTCAAGTTCCAGTATTGTTTTTACTAATAATGGTACTAATTTCATTTGGTCTATTTGTTGGTAAACTGGATCGTGATTAAAAATCTTACCACCGTTGTTAGCACCATTTGCAGCTGTACGATCTAATAAAAGAAAATCTTTCCCTAACCAATCTTTTGGGTCTTCTAAAAGAATATTGGTTGTTTCAACTTCATCTTTTGTGCCCTGTATTGCTTCTGGAACAATACTAGAAACTTCGTGTGCAAGAAAGCCATCAACCGTTGTGTCTGGTATATTAGTAAAATTAAATCTAGCAGGTTTTAGTTGTTTTAATCGTGTTGTTGCATCCCATGTATAACTTACGTTTTCTTTTAGTCGATAGTCAGAACTTGTATTATACGCAGTATTTGTTCCATTAACAGAAATACTTCCTACATTTGTACCTTCTCTGTACCACGCTGCGACAGCTCCATCACTACCTGTTCTGTTAATTGCTAAGGCATCACCTTGATCCCTACTAGCAGAAATGATGCCTGGATTTGAAATTAGTGCAATACCTCGATTATTACCTGTGTTATTATATGGTGTGGTGTCTGTAGTGCCAGCAGTAAGTGTATTAGCAACATGGATATTATCACTCGTATCTGCGGTTAAGCAAACAACATTATTTACAACTAGTTCTGTCGGGAAATCCGTAATAGAACCTACGCGAATACTTGAATTAGTGAGAGCTTGTAAACCACCTTTAACACTTGCGGTGGTAGTATTTTCGGTCATTAATTCTGTATTACCTGCCTTTTGTTGAAGAAAGTTTGCATTAAGCGTCAGACCTGTATTATGTACATGTGTTAGTGTGACTTCACTATCTGCACCAAATTTTAGAGCAACGCCATCTGTTTTAAATTCAATGTCACCACCATTAGTAATCCTTACACGCTCTGTATTGTTTGTATTAAAACGAAATGGGATATTATCGTTAGTGCCGATTCCACCAATGCCATTATAATTCTCAATATCTACTATACCGCCGCCCGAAGAACGATTAAATCTAGCCGATACACCATCAGCATCAGATACTACATTAAGAAGAACCGCAGGAGAAGTTGTGTTTATACCAACTCTACCAGCAGAAGTTATAGACATTTTAGTTGCGGCTGCTTCACTTGCACCTGTCATAAAATCTAATGAAGTTGCGTTTGCACTTGAACTAAAATCTCCTTCCGACCTTGCTTGAATTGCAGCTGCAACCAAGATTGCATCCGTACCTGTTCCTTCGTCTGGTGCTTGAAATTGAATTTTTCCCATGACATCGTTTGCAGCCATGTCTGTTTCACCAGTTTGTAAAGTAAGTAAGAAAGGTGTATCGTCACCTGTTGAATTGTTTCTTAACGTAAGTCCTGAGTTGTGAACATGAAAAGCTTGTACGTCTTTATCTGCACCAAAGTATATAACTGCACCATCAGACAACAGGTTAATATCATTACCAACAGTTACATCATTATTAAATATTGCGTTTCCAGCCGCAGACATATCAAGCGTGAGGGCAGTTATTAAACTGCTATTATCAACACCTTTGAATATAATATCTTTATCGTTTTGAGAAGATTTAACAATAAAATCACTAGATGAATTAACCAGTTCACCAAATGTAGTGCTATCATCTGCAAGATTTATACTACCACTATCTGCATTGAGGATAATCGAACCTGCCACATCTAAAGTTAAATTACCACTAGATAAATCAATCTCTGTTCCGTCAATAGTGATGTTGTCAATGTCTATACCTGCGTCTGCGGTAATCTTTCCTGCCGATACTGTTGTACCAGAAATATCTACGTTACCATTAATGTCTATTAAAGTTGAATTTAATTCTATTTCGTCATCAGCATTAATATCTAAATCACCATCTGCATCTGACCTAATATTAATCGCACTATCTCTAAACTGGAGTTGCATATCAGTATTAAGTAATAGTCCGTCATTGTGAACGTGAGTTAATGTGACTTCACTATCAGCACCAAAATTAATAATTGCGCCATCGCTTAATAGTAAAAGGTCATCACCAATAACTGCATCACCAGCAACAGACAATCCACCGTCAGTTTGTAATGAACCATCAGTTGTGGAAGTTGCAGCGGTTGTGTCATCTGTAATTAATCTGCCACTTACAGTAAGCAATCCAGCAGAACTTAAAGACATTTTTTCAGTTGCAGCTTCAGATGCTCCTGTCGCAAAACTTAATTTAGTTGCGTTATTAGAAGAACTAAAGTCTCCTTCTGAAATTGCAGATATGCTAGCAGCAAGGAGAATTGCATCTGTTCCTGTTCCTTCGTCTGGTGCTTGAAATTCAATTCTTCCTAATGTGTCAGAAGCTTGAATATCCGTTTCGCCAGTTGCAAGTAACAGTACAATTGTGCTATCATCACTAGTATTTGTATTCTTTAATGTTAGACCTGCATTATGGTAATGAGTAAGTGTAACATCTGCGTCTGCACCAAACTGTATTGCAGCATTATCACTATTGAGGATCAAATCGTCTGTTGCAGTAACATCTCCAGTTACACTAATACCAGTAGCCGCTGTAGCAAGAATTGCAACATTGTTATGGTAAAGAGCGGCCGCACCGTCTTGTGTAAACTGTGCCATTGTTTCGTCACTAGCTGCATTACGAATAGCAACAACACTACCCTCTAAAAATAATGAACCTGTGCCGTTATCTCTTATGATACTGTTTGAACCGTCATGGTAAATTTTTAAATCTGTACCATCGCCAAATTGAATCTCTACATTATCACCAAGAGCAATATTTGTGCTGTCTAAAAGAACATTACCAGAAGCATTTGGAAATACAATAGACCTATCTGCGGTTGGGTCAGTAACACTAATCGAAGTTTCAAAGGTATCAGCTGTTGTACCTTCAAAAATTATTTGAGTGTCAAAAGTATTTCCTAATGATAAACCTGATACGTCAGTAACGAGTTTATTAAACTCGATTCGAAATTCTTCAAGTGTATTATCAGGAAGTACTTGTGTCGATAGTAGGGCCATTATTGTTTACTCACTAGTTGTGTTAGGAGATTTTTTATCTCGTGCATTTCGCACTTTATGTTATTTATCTCTCTTGTAGTGTTGCGTATTTCATCTCTTTGTGCTTGTGCTGCAGCTGCTCTTTTCTTTGCAGCTGCGTATGCATCGTGGTTTGTATTGATAACCGCCCCAGTTTTCATATTTTTTACTAAGTCTGGAAATCCTTCTACTTGTTTTATAGTAGTATCCATGATTATGTTGCCAATGCTAGGACTCGTAAATCTTTAAGTCTAGGTGGAGTTGCACAGTTTGTTCCTTGCATAACGATCTTAATTTGAAATCCTGAGAAATCACCTAGTTCCCCTGATTCTGTGCCGTCATTGTTAATTCCAGCAGTATATTGTTGTTCAGTAAATGATGTTCTAGTTGTTGCAGGAGCAACAGTTGTGTCGGGTGAACCATCACTATTAAAAAATTCAAAAGCAACATCATCAAAATCTGTTGACTCGTCTGCTTTCAACAACTTAAACATAACTTTTACATCTGAAGTTGATGGTCTATGAACATCCACTATAACTTTTAGGCTTGTTGCTATTTGTTCTAAATTAACTTGTTTGGTAAGATAGATAGCAGCATTGTTGTCACCTTCATTTTGAGTTGATGACACAAAATCTGTAGTTGGGAAAACATCAGATGATGAATCAATATTATCTATTCTATTTGCAACTGCTACTATGCCCATTCTTCCTGTATCAATAACAGGAGAAAGTGCAGAAGTAGTTGAACTCATACTGAGTCTTACCTCTAAAGATTTTCTTCCAGCAAGTTCGTTTGTTTCATTAATCGCAGAAGCAATAATATACGGTTTATCAAGTTCGTAATTATCATTCAGTGCAAAATCTATTGGACTAATAGATTCATCATTTCTAGTATTTAGATATGACGATTGAGAACCAGCTGGACTTGTTCCAGTAGTAACTAACGCATCAGCGTCTATTGCTGTGTTAGGGAATTCTAATGTTGCAATGTTTGTTGTAAAATAATCCATCAATGCGTTTTCAGTTGCGGTTGCAACACTACCACCAACTTGAGCAACACCACTAGTTCCAACATCAGGTGTTGTTGTTGATTCAAACGTATAACTATCAATTCCTACATTTGCAACAGATGTATGTGTTTTATTTATTTCTGTAAGAGGCACTCTATGCAACTGATAAAATTCAACTGTCGCACCATCAGCGTGAGCGGCTGCAGTTCCTTCTTCTGCACGTTGAAGTCCAGATACCGCAGCACTAGTAATTGCGTTATACTTCATAACCTCATCACCAATTTTGATGAACCAGAATCCACCAGCTGCGCCAGTAGTGTTGTTATAAATTCCAGAGGTATTTCCGAAGTTAGTTCCACTTGTTAATGTTAGTGTTGTCGCAGTACTAGTAATCGCACCATTCAAAGTTGTTGTCAATCCAGACGCCACTTTAGCAATCGTCACATTATTAACAACATCATACATATGATGATCTCGATGTTTAACTTTTATCGTGTTATCTGCATCTGTAATAACAATTGGGTCATCTTCTAGTATCGCAACTGGAACGTCATCATTTGTAAGTGTGCAAATTCCAGTAGTTGTACTAAATTCAGCACAGTTAAGTGTGTATTTTAAATCTTCCATTGGGGATATTGCCCAACCAGTATTATTATGAGACTTAAATAAAATACCCCATGATGGTTGGTCTTGAACTGTATTACCAGAAACAATATCATCTTCACCCATTCGTGCAATCCACACCTTATGGTCTGGTGTGTATGATATTAAAACAACACAATATTCTGTTTCTGTTTCGACATAAACAGGAGATGGAAAAGTAAATGTTGTTGCGGTTGCACCAGTAGCAGATACATTTATATCAGCAGCTGATTTTATAACTCTACCGAAAGGTATTACTTTTGGCCCAGGATATCCATTGACAGTATTTCTAATTTCCATAGTAACAGGAACATTTTCATCCCTTGCACCAAAATAAACATCAACGGAAGTAATAAATCTACCAGTAGCATTTGAATTCTGTGTGCCGTCTGCAGCTGTAAATGCTTTTGGAAGTGAAAATGTTTGAGCAACTGGATCGCACTGCTGAATACTTCGAACAGTTCTTGTATTAGTTGTTTCAGTAGTTGTAGATGTAGTTTGATTTACAACATTTCTAGAAACCTCAGCATTTCTTGTTGAAATAATTGTTGTTTGTTTTGTTTCTAAAAGACCAGTGGCTGCAAATATTGCACTACCTTCTGTGCCAGGTTCTGTTGCTGATCCAACTGTTTTATTAGTAGAACTTGAAGTTAATTTAAATTCTAACTCCCCTGTTGTAAATTGTGGATTGCCTGCAACTTTAGGGTCTGGTATATGTAATCTTCCTTTTGCATTACCAACAGCATCGGTAACAATATTAGTTCCTTGCACAAGAGTTGATGCAGCTGGTTCAGCTCCACTTTCAGATTGATCTGCAAAAGGATAACAAAATTGACCAACATCTCGTTTATTAAAAAACGGATATAGTCTTGTATTGGGTTTGAAACCACCCCCAAAGAATTTTATGGTAACTGCCCTCATTGTTGGAATTGCAGCTACCGAGAGTACTCTTTCTCCCTGATTTTCTCTATCAACACGAAGTGCAACAGAGGTACTAACACCAGTTCTAGATTGGTCTGTTCTTACACTATTTGTAGTTCGTTGTCTCTGAGCACGAACTGTTGTTCCTCGTCCACCCCTACGAGTTTCCCACCAAAACTCTGATGATGATTCAACAACACCTGACCAATTAGTTTGCCATGCGTTCCAAACAGTTCCAAGATTATTTCTTTCTCTTGCTAAAACTGCATCATAATCACCATCTCTGTTAACTATAAGGTCTGGAAGAACATCAGTTTCAAACCATGTATCCGAACTAGGAGTTAGACTTACTTGACCAATCCAAGTAGCTGTAAGAAATGGATTAACTCTTTCTAATCTTGTTGCAAGTGGTTGTGATAAAACTGTTTGAGAGCTATATGGGAGTGTAATTAAATCTCCTGTTTTTTGATAACCAACAGAAGTTCTTACAGCGTCAGTAGTTGCAGCTTCTATTAAACTAATACCTTTTGACCTATGAGCAGGTCGCAACTCTCCATTTTCAAAATCCATAGAGTTATTGTAATCTCTATGAGCAACATCACCAACTCTATGTCCTTTAAAGTTATCAACCATAAACCCAGATTTAAATCGGTTAAACCCAGCAAAATCTGGAACTTCAAAACTTTCTGCATCTCTTTCTAATAAAGATAACGCAGTAGAATATTCAATATTATCCAAACGACCAGCAATCTTACCAATGTCTCTCATAGTATATCTTCTATGATTTACTTTTCGTATTGTAACATCTTGTGGTTTGAAAGTATATGCTGGAACAAGCATTGTTGCAATCAACATTGCATCATCTGGAGTTTTTGGTAGTTGTGGGTTTTCTGCTGATGGAGACTCTATTATTTCAAAATCTCCTTCTGAAGTAAGCAACAACGAGGCAAATTTAGACAAATAATATTCAAAATCACTTTGAATAAAAGAGCCAGGTTTTGGAATATCAACAGTCGAACCGCCAGTTCCCGAATAACTTCTTTCAAAAAAGTTAAATGAGTTTCCTGTTATTTCATCTACTGTTGATTGAGTAGCAGATGCACCTGTAATGTTATCGACTCTTGGACGAAAATCATAAGCATCTTGAAGTGGGAATTCGCCACTTGGATTTGGGTCTTCGGTATCAACTTTTGATGCAGTATATATTGGAATATCATCATATTCCATTTGCCCTGCAACGTCAGTATATGACTCTACTGTGAACATATCTCCAGCACTATGTTCAAAGTAATCGTATATGACTAATAGTTTTCCAATTGGAGCTGCTCTACCTTTCTTTCTTACTATTCTTGCAATATCGTAGAACGAATCTCTTTGGCCTGTATCAAGAAGATATCTACTTGTAATAACAGTATCACCAACAGTTAGTGTTCCAATAGTTGCAGTTGCTCCTGTGGTCTTTCCTGTAATCGTTTCGCCAGCAGTAAATGTTCCTGTCTGTTGCACAAACCCAAGTGGACTTGCTGTTCCAATAAGTCTTGCAGTTGCTTTTGAAGTTGCACCAGTTATTTTTTCTCCAAGTTGAAATGTTCCAACAACTGAAGATACCGTCATGGTTGGGTGTGCAGCATCTGATGTAGTTTGAGAATCGTAAACTGCTACAAGTTTAAATGCGTCTGCACGACCAAGAGATATTTCTGGATCACTAGGTCGCGTTCCATACGCATCACTTGCTCCAACTGCAACTTTTAATTGTTTCATTAAAACTGTTGTTTTAGTTTTTGGAACTACATTTGTTTTAAGAATAGTTGCAATCAGTTTAACTTTTGCGCTATCACCAAGAATAGTGTCATCAGTAATTGTTATTTGAATAGAACCTGTTCCAGCTATTTTGCCTGAAACACTAACCAAATCTCCAGCAACACCAGTACCATCACCAGCAGTAAGAATTGACATTACATAATCTTTTTCTGCGTGTGCAGCAAAAGTTTCTGAACCAGCGGTAGTAAAACTTACTACACCAGAACCATCTGTTGTTCCGATAAACTGTCTGCGAAGTGTATATTGTGTATCGCGTGTTCCAGCTGCAACATTAGCTGCAGTAGTTGTTCTTTTAATATTTTCTTTAGGAAGTTTTTCTAATAAACTAACTTTATCGGTATCTTGAATTTCTGCAAAAGTAGCTGATGTGCCACCTTCAAGTATGATACCACCTGTACCACTTCCAAAATATTCAGCATTATCACCACTTTCATCACCACCCAAAACAACACGACCATCATCTGAACCACCAGTGATTGAGTTAATCACAAGATTTTGTTTTCGATCCGTTGTATTCTTAACTTCTGTTTTCACTATGTCAGCAGTAAAGTTTTGAGCGGAGGTGTCATCTAACATTACCATAGAACTAACTTGTTGAAAGGTGTGAGTATTATCTGCATCTTCGCCGTTTGCAGCAACCATTGTTATATCCACATTACCAGCAGTTTCTACAATCTTATCACCTTCTGTCGAATCTGAAACAGTAAATGTTTCACCATTAGAAAATCTTCCAGAAGTTTTCATTACAACCAATTGTCCGTCATTTGTAGTTGCATTAATATCACTATTATTAACAACAAATCCAGTTGCGCCAGATGTTGAACCAGTAATTTTTGCGCCCTGAGTAAAATTAGCAGTTAATGATGCACTAGGAGTACCACTTAAAGTGATGTATGTAAACATTCTTACATCAAAAAGATATGCTTTATATTGTGCATTAACAGAACCAATTTCTCCTGTTGAACCAGTTGGTTCAAATGCTCGTATACGACATTGACCAATACATGCTACCCCAGCTGGAGCGCTACCTCTAGTAGATGTTTTAGCTCCATAAAGAGCAACAGTCTTAAACGCAGTTGACTCGTCAGTTATTGCTGTAATATCAGGAGTACCATACACATTATTAACAATTGTAAAATTTCCTAAATCAAACTGTGTAATGCCAGAGTTTACTGTTGCAAAATCTCTAGCTTTATTAAGGTCTTTAAATGTTGGAGATATTTTTTCAACCTCATAACCCTTGACATAAGCTTTACCAGTTGAAACTTGTAAAGTTAACAAATCATTAGTTGCGGTATTTCCATCGTCGGTGGTATCATTTTCTGTGTACACACCAACTTCATCATTTAAATCTGCACTTTCTCTAACGACAACACCAAATGCTTTAACAGTGTAATCTCCAGATTCATCAGCAGTTCTTCTTGCAAGAGTTTTTCCTATAATATTTAAATTTTCTCTTTCAACCTTAGAAATAACTCTGTCGTCTTTTAAATCTATCAACTGAATAAAGTTAGTAGGTATTGTTGCATCTCTCGCATATTTTGCAAGTGCAAGAGAAAATTGAAGTCGATGTGCGCCCTTCGCTGCAAAGTTTGTAGAACCTGTTGCATTGTCTAAAAGACTAGATGTTCCTTCAGGCGTAACAATATTTTCTGTTACTGTGAACCCAATCAAATAACTTGATCCTGTAGAATATTTTTCAAGAACTAATGTTTCTTCTGAACATTCTACAAAGAAACCACGAATATAATAAACACCTGATTGAATGACAGCGGCAGAACCTACCGCAGATGCTGGCCCCAATGAACCTTGAAGTTGTGCAGTGGTCGAACCTTTCGCAACACTAAATGCTGAGGTAAATGTTGTTGCAGATGCAGCTGAAGTAGCATATGTACTTGTGTGTGTCACTCCAGCAGATGATGAAATATTTTCTCCGTCTGCAAAAACAGTTGTTGCGGTATCTGTTCCAGTTTTTTCATAACTAAGAAAAAGTGTTGGTTGGTCTGTTGCGGTTGCAGCTGCAAACCCAATAACTTTTGCAGTAACGCCAGTTGTTGCTCCTGTAATTGTTACAGGAGTTGTTGCATTATAATACTGAGATGGGTCAACTGTCTCTCCAGCAAACTGTGATGCTAATTTAAGAGAGTAGTACTTAGTGTTAACAGAGACAGCGCCGGGAATAACCATCGACCCCTCTTTGAACATAAAAGTTCCATGCTGTTCAATCTGATGTTGTAGTTGCGACTGTAATTGTGTAAGCTCTCTAGCCTGTATCGCAAAGCCAGGCCGAAATAAAGTTCTTACATAATTATTCGCACCATCGTGGTCATCATAATAAGGAGCTACGTTTAAATCTGTTTTCTGAGCCATACTAGAATTCCACTATAAGTTTGATGTCTTCCGTTTGATCTGTTGCCCGACCTATCGGTTTCCTATTTTCTTGGTATATAATATTTCCACTGTCAGGTTCAAGTTCTGGATTAGCATATCCATTAGTAAACGTGATAGTATTTGAGTTAGTAAGTGTTACTGCGCTGTCTGCGGTTGAGTCTGGAGTTCCAGTTGCACTAGAAGATGCACCTGTGACTGCGTTTGCACCAGAGAACGCGACTAACGCACCAGTAGTGCTGTTCGTTCCAAAATCTCCAAATCGTTCTTGTTGATAATATAGAATTGAAAGTGTGCTATCCCATTCTACTACTTTACCTATTGCACCAGTAGATGTTTGGGTTATTTTTTCATCAGCAGTAAATGTTCCTGATACTGAGGTTAGTTTTAGTGCATAGACTTGGCGATGAGTTGTTGCTGATGCAACGGTAGAAGTTCCAAAAGTTGTTGGGTCTATAACAAGAGAAATATTTCTAAAGTCATTTCCTGTTAGTACATCATCTCCCTCTGCACCAGTTAAAACTGTTCGCATCATTACATAATGACCACCCAACTCAGCTACTGCATCATTTCCATGTCCTTCTTTTGGACTAATCACAACTGTTACTGCACCACCTGTACCACTTCCTACAGAGGAAGCAGATGTTAAAGCTGCATCAGAAAATGTATAACCAGATGCAAGATTGACTGTACCGAATGTGTATCCAGTTCCTCCATCATGAATTGATGTGTCCGTTCCAGCAGTTAATCCAAAAGAAACAATTGCACCACTAGAAATAACAATAGAAACTATTGCACCAGAGGATGTGCCTGCACTTGTTCCATCACCATATACAGCTGCATAATACGTTCCGTCTGTATAACCAGAACCAGCAGTTATTTGTAAACTTTCAATCTTACCATCAACCGCAGCTGCACTTACTGTGCTGTCAGTTGATACTGGTATAAAATCAGCAGTAAGATATTTTGTTTGTTCTGATGCAGTAATGGTATACATATATTTCAATACATAACCACCCAATGCAAAAGGTGATGTTGATTCAGACGTAGGTTCAGTACCACTGTACGCAGTTCCACCGTTATTGTCTAATACTTTATAGACTCTGTTATCAGATGTGCGAAAAAAGAATGTGGATTGATAAAGATTTGTTGCACCAGATGTGGCTGCATTTGATGAACTTATGTTATCATCATACATATCATATGTGGTACTGTTTGCCCAATCCCTTCTAGGAAGTGCATAAGATACATCACTAGATGTAATATTCTTTAATGCAACTGTAGAATCCCAAGTATAAAATTCAGTAGAAACATCATCAGCAGGAGTAGGGGGAGAACTATCTGTTCCCCCCGAAGTTCCTGATGTAAAGGGAGTTGCCTTCCCAATCATTAAGTAATAAACATTAGCAGACGATTCAGAGAACGATTCAAAAAAGTTCCCTGCGTTGTGTTGTCTAAATTTTTCTGTTATGATTGCTGACATATTTTTCTTCCCATTTGTGTCTACTATTTATAAGAAAGATTAGGATACTACCACTTCACTTTCTTCTTTATTTTCTACCTCAGTAGATTCTTCTTTTTCTTTTTCTGCTTCAACTGAAACCAAGAACCCCTGTGTAAATGCTTGTTCTGCAACTTTTACTTGATCTAAATCAAATGTTAGTTGTGCAGCCTTTGTTTTACAGGAACGAATTTGACGTAAGAGATACCTTTGTTCGTCATTAAAATCTTCCTCTGTGTACTTTGTTCCGTTTATGTTTATAACTTCTGACATTTTTTTCTCCTTCAATTAAGTTTCATGTCTATGACATTATATTGTGTCAATTCTATTTATAAGATTTTTTCTAACCTAATTTTACTTTACTTCCAACAATTAATCTGCTTCTGCTATGGTATTTCCAGCAGCTACCCAATCAAGATATATTTTATAATCTCTATTATTTGGGTTTACTGGAATAAAAAGATTTGGGGTGCAATCTATTCGCTTAATTGCATTGGTGATTAAATTTCCCGAACCATCTTCATACTTTTTATATCTTAAAACTGTTAAATCTATTATTTCTAAACTTGACATATTATAACTCCGATTCTGCTGTAAATGTGATGTGATGAATGTCTAAATCACTGCCAGTAAATCCTAGAGTAAACCCATCAACACCATTTGTAACCGCGCCACTTAATCCAGATGTACTAGAGCTAACTACAAGAGTTGCATCTTCCCACTTTTGTGTTGCGTATCTAATAGAAAGTCTTTGTACTTGACTTGCTGCTGCCCCACAATTTATATGAAATACAGGGTCATCAGACTTTTCAAAATATCTTTGACATAATTGAAATTCTTCGCCATAAGTTCGTTGCTCAAATTGCGTTACTGTGCCGCCAAGTTCTAATTGTACTTCTCGCATGTCCCAATAGTCATTTGCTCCTGCTGTTCCCACAGTATTCCATGAGATTTGTATTGCTAGTTGAGTTTTATCAGCAGGTACAGTGCCTGTTCCAGAATACTGAACAAATCCACCACCTTGCGGTATTGCTGCCGTAATCGTGATAATAGCTTCAGTGGTAGTCATACCTACTGGGTTTTGGTCTGTGCCTTCTCCTCCGACAAGTTTAAAGGCTACGTTTCCTGAAGTTGGACTCCAATTAGCACCACCTCTAGCTCTAAAAGAAAGCGTTACTTCTTTACCTGCAAAGTACCGAGAATCTATAGTTTCTAACCCTTGCGCTATACCCATTTGTGCAGTTGCGGTATTGCTAACAGGTCTTTGAAAACGTGAATAATAACCGTCACCTTCTCCTGCGTCTGATCTAGTTGTCCATGAATGTGCTTGACCACTACCACCGCCAAAACAACGCCACCTGTCCATAGCGTAGGTGTTCATTGTTGTGTTTGCGCCAGTGCCGTGACGCTGATTAACTGAAAAGGTAGGATTGTAAATTGCATTTCTACGACCGCCTAATGCGCCTCCACTTATGCTAGTAGCACCTGTAATGTTTTTCGTATTTAATGCAATACCTGTATCTGCAACATGAGTAATTGTTACGTCACCATCTGCACCTAAAGCAATAACCGATGAATCAGATAACAACTTAACGTCATCACCAAATACTGCGTCTTTAACCACGGATAGACCGCCATCAGTTTGCAAACTGCCATCCGTAGTTGATGTAGCTTCGGTTGTGTCATCTGTTTTAATAATACCACTAGCAGTTATAGTAGTAGAAGCAAGAGTAGTAGTGGTTGCAGCAGCTGCTGTTCCACTTCCCAAAATACCATCTAAAGTACCTGTGAACCCTGTTCCTACTACCTCTCCAGCAACTGTTAAAACACCACTAGTGAGAGTCAATAAGTCTGTATCGTTTGCACCACCTATTGTACCACCAGTTTTAATTACAAGGTCATCTGTAATAGTCAAAAGACCATCAGTAGTTAAACTCATTTTTTCTGAGTTATTGGTAAAAAAGGTCATTTTATCATTAGTGGGGTTATAGCCCAGCTGGCCATTAGTGGTTGCACCTACTTTACCAAAATATATTACAGTTTGCCCCGGCGTATCTGCTTGTACTTGAAGAGAAAGGGAAGATTGTTGAGAAGCTGCATCTGCTCTAACCGTTAACTTGTTCTCGCCAGAAGCGGTTGTTAGAGTCATAAGACCAGCACCTGTATATGTGCCTGATACATCTAGATTGGCATTTACATCCACAAGAGTTGCGTTAAGTTCAATTTCGTCTGTTGCATTAATGTCCAGAACTGTAGCGCTTGGTGCGTTAATATTCTGAGAGGCATCATTGAATTGTAACTGTCTGCTGCTGTTAATTAACAGACCTGTATTATGGACATGAGTTAAAGTAACGTCATCATTTACCCCAAATGCTATCACAGACGCATCTGACTGAAGTTTAATATCGTTACCAGCAATAACATTTTTTGCTACTGACAGACCACCATCAGTTTGTAATGAACCATCTGTTGTACTTGTGGCATCTGTAGCGTCATCTGTTTTTATGATACCACTTGCAGTTATAGCAGCAGTTGTTGTTGCGCCTGATATATCTACTGCGCCATTAATATCAATAGTTGTAGCATTAATCTCTATTTCTGTATCAGATACTAGGTCTAAAACTCCATCTGCACTTTGATGAATATACGTTCCAGAATCACCAAACTGAAATTGTCTTGAACCATTTAGGAGCAGTCCAGTATCAGCCATATGAGTAAGTGTTACATCTTGATCTGCACCAAGATTAATAACTGCTCCATCTGCAAGAAAAAGGTCACTCCATTCTAGCGATGCACTTCCTAGTGCAGTACCATCTGCGGCCGCAGGCGTTAGTGTCGTAAATGTTCCGACTGCTGAACTAAGTGTAACTACCGTTGCAGTTGCACTAAGACCAGATGTAAGCGCAGTTCCAGTTCCTAGTAGTGTATAAATCTCTGAGAAATTGTCATTGATTTTATCACCACCAACTCGCAGACTATCCCCTGTTCCGTCATCGGCCGATGTTCCTAAATCTAGTGATTGGTATGCCATTTTTTAATTTCCTATATATCTAATCTATTTATAACGCTTTATGCAGCAGCATCAAAAGTTTTTGCGGTTGAACTAAATCGTATTGATCGCGAAACATCAAAACCACCAACACCACCACTGTCTGCAACGGCAGGATAATTATTATCAATGTTTTCGTCTGTTGCTAATTCAAATCTAAATCTATCCCCAGCATTTGTGGAAGAGCCATCTGTTCCATTTAATACCACTGCACCTTCACCATAGTTTATTGTAGTATCAAAGAAGGATTGCATTGCGATTGGCATGCCTGCGTATAACTGTTTAATGTTCGTTCCATCATATATCAGATTATTCCCATCACCACCATGACCATCTTCTAGTTGAATGTTTGTAACTTCAAACGCATCATCTTCTAAATCAATCGCACCATATTCGGTAGTCTCAACAAAACTTGCACGAGCAAACGGTTCAAAGTTTGAGTTAGTTAAATTTTGGAATGGTATTGTTCCACTACTTGAACCATCTTCAGCTTCAAGTCTGTCACTTTCAAATATTAATTTGTTATTAAATCCAACACCAGTTTTATCTTCAAGAACTATCTTGTCGCCGTGATGATCAGGAGCAGTTGTTTCATTTTCTTGTCTAAAAAATCCAGATGCTTGACTTTCCTCTAATAGTATTGCAACTGGTTCAGATGGTTGTGTGTTTGCAGAATCAATTTCATGATCTTGGCCGCGGTCATCACCTAGTTGTGAATCATGACTTAACACAATTAAATCTGGGCGAATAATATCTGACAAAGTAATGTTGTCATAAGTAAGAACACTTTCTCCAATTATATCTGCGTCTGCATTAGAAGAATTTTCATCTGTACCGTTTAGTACAATACTATCTCCAGCATTAGTCGAACTTCCATCCGTTCCATTTAAAACTATTTTATCATTAGTGTATTCTAAAATATTATCAAACCTAAAGTGAGAATTGTTGTTGGTGTCATCTTCCATGAGAAGGCCTTCACCTTCATCAACGATAATACCAAAACGATCTTCACCAAAATTTAATACTAACCTACCATTTGTTAGTGTTCCCTTTTCTACACCAATAGAAGTAGAAGAATTGTGGAATGGGTCTACTCCAAGTAATGTCAATCCATTATTAGCACGTCTTGGCGTTGCAAGAGGTATATTAACTTTCGTGCTAATAATAGATACAATAGATAAGTCATAGTCACTTCCACCACCAACATTAGAAGTTTCTAGTTGTTGAGAACCACCAGCTTCATTGAGAAGAGTATTGTCCTCATTAGTTAAAGCGTATAAATTAAATTTGCCTACATGGTCAGAAGATGCAATCTCTAATTCTAAAGAACTTTCATAATCAGTTCCGTCTGAATCCGTTCCATCAAGAAGAATATCCCCACCAGCATCTGTCGGACTTACATGACCGCTATCGCCTGTGCCATCTAATGCAAGATTGTTTGAAAGTGCGATACCAGCTTCAGAGATAATTCTGTCACCACCACTCTCTTGAATAATAAAACTCTCAGGAGATGTTGCGGTTGTGTCTGTTGCTTCTTCTATTTGTATTCTTTCATCAAGTCGTATAAATGTAGTTTCTTCTTCTCTTAAAAAAGAACCAGCATCACTTGAACTTGAGTCTGTTCCATTTAAAAGAATCGCATCAGTGATAAATGTTACATCTTCAGCATCTTCTAGAATAACTCTTTGTTCGTATGCTCCCACCTCATTACCCTGTGGGTTTGTTCCCAAACGTCTTTGGAATGTTTCATCAAACAGAACTTCAAATGTAGATGCAAGTATTGGAGAGAACTTATCTTCTGGTGCAACTGCGTTGAGGTCACTATAGTAACCACCACCAAGAGAAGAACCAGCGTTTGTTATTGCAGCTGAAACAGATGAAGATATTTTAACTTTACCAAATACTGCAAACCCAGCTGGGTGTACTGCTTTTTTCAATTGTTCTAGATATGTGCTAGTTCCAAATCCTGCTTGAATTTCATATGAGAATTGTTGGTAGTAATAAGAATCTTGAATACGATTTAAATCTTCACCAATAAGACTCGTAATATCTTGTCCGTATGTTTTTGCAGTTTCAGCCGTTGTAGAAATTACTGCAACACCCGAAGCAATATTAGCTTTAGCAATTTTTGCTGATGCCCCACTTGACGATGTAATTGTAGTTGGGTGTGGATTGATACCTGTTGCATCTTCAAAGAAATCTATGGTTGTGAAAACAACATGGCCATTTTCATCTGTACCAGATGAATCAGTACCATCAAATATTATTTGACCGTCACCCTCATCAACATTTTGTAACAGTAATGCATTTTCATCTGTTCCGTCTGAGTCAGTTCCGTCCAAAACAATTTGATTGTTATCACCAAATTCTTCATTCAATAATTTACTATTTTCATCTGTGAATAAACCATCTACAACAGTTGTGTCTGTTCCATCTAAAAGAAAGAATCCAGTATGATTGCCAGATTCTACTGTATCAAATGCAGCGTTAGTTATAAGTCTGCTGTCACCATCTTGTATCGCAGAAGGAAGTTGTGTAGATTCTTCGGTTATTATTCTTTCTAATTGATATGAAGATGCACCAATAGATTCAGCAACTTCTGCAACAATATTATGAATTCCATCTTCATTTAAAATTCTGTCACCAACATTAGTACCATCTCTTGCGCCATTTTCAAGTTGTATAGGAAAGTTAATTACATTATCTGGAGATTCTAAAACAATCGCGCTACCAGCTGTTTCTCCTGTACCATCATCAAGAACAAGATACTCATCATCTGTAGCAGTTGCGTTAAGTCCAATAAACTCAACACCATCTTCTGTTAAAATAAATTCTTCTTCGTCAAGAGTATCATCAAAAATCATTCTGGTGTCTAAGTTATCACCACCGACTCTCAAAGAATCTTCAAGCGTGATACCTTCTTCATCTGCAACTTCTAATTCTGATCTTACAACATTATCAAATGAAGTTTTTAATACATTAGTGGTATCGTCAAAAGAAACAATTGTTCCTGTGTGACCTGATGAAGCAAGAGTTTCGTTAGCTGCAAAAGTTCCTGTTATATCTTTAAGAACAAAGTTTGCATTAAAATCTGAAGTTGGTTCAGCAGTATATGCAAAACCAGCATTAGTAATATCTACTTCTCCTACCGCTCCAATGTTATCTGTTGTTGCAAAAAGTTTTGTACTTGTGCCTGAATTAGATGTGACTGTAACTGTTGGAAGTTTATTGTATCCAGAACCACCATTCGTAAGAATTATTTTTGCTATTCCACCAGTATAATCTGTTCCTTCTTCAATTGCAATTTGATCACCACCAGCTGTTCCGTAAGTATCTAATCCGACAAATGTTGTTTCTAATATAAGACTATGGCCAGCATGAAGCGAATCACCATCAGTTCCGTTAAGTAATAGTTTTTGACCATTTGCTTCTTGCGTTGCAGTTTCAAGTTCTATGTCAATTAGATATTCTTGTTCCGTTGTTGCATCTTCAAAGACTAAAAAGTCTCCACCATCTGTAGAGTATTTGTCTGTACCGTTAATAACTATTGAACCATCAATTATAGAAACAAATCCAGCTGCGGTTGAGGTATTAGAATCTGTGGTAGTAAAAGTCAGAACATCTTCAACTTGATATTTTGTTCCAGCATCATCAATAACAACACCACTAACTTCACCAGAATTAATGCTACCAACTCTGGCTGTTGCTTCACCGTTACCAATATTTTCATCAGTATCAAGAGGAAAAATTTCAGATGCACCATATAGCGCACCCCCTTCATTAACTGTTACTGATGATACTATTGAATTGACTGTAAATGACATTAACGTGTCAGTGACATTTGAAACTACTTGTATTGTTTCGCCTCTAGCGAATGGAGCATCGCTCGTTGATATAGAATCACGATTAAGTTCAAATTCTATTATTGAAACTGAAGATTCATTTACTGCCAAAGATGAAACAACAACAGCTGATGCGCCAGAGGTCTGTCCTGTAATCTTTTGACCAATTGCTTGATCTCCAACAGAACTTGATGATGGAGCAACTCGCATAATAAGTTTGTTACCCCAATTACCACCAGAAGCTCTCACCATATATTGATTTGGATATAGTATTTCTGGTGTTTCACCAAGTATCATATTGAAGAATATTTTATGTCCTTCTGATGTACCCTTTGCTCTATAGAGTTCACGAATATTTTTAACAAGACTTCTCTTTGACACGCCGTCTGCGAGCGTCAAAGGAATTGCGTTCATAAACTCATCTCGGAATTGGTCTAAGAAATCATATATGGTATTATCAATATCTGCGTAGGCCAACAGTTGTTGTATGGTCTGTACAGGGTTTGCACGATACCTTGTGACTACTGCACTTGAAGAAGAAGTTCCACCAGTGATGGTTTCGCCTGTTACAAATTTTTGTTGAGAGGTAATAAAAATTCTTGGGGTGGTAGTGTTACCTAAATCGTCTGACAGAATTTTTGCAGTTGCTTTTGAAGTTCCACCAGTTATGGTTTCGCCTACAATAAATTTTCCTTCTGTTCCTGCTCCTTCCTCTAAAACAATTTTATTACCATCAACATCTAAAACTTTAGAGTTGGTTTCTGTTTCTAAAATAAGATTATCAATATTTACTGTGACTCTAAGTTCAGCAGCTTCTAAATATTCATAATATTGTTTTAGAAATACGGAAAATATGGGGTGGTCTGCCTGAATAAAATCAGGCAACTGCCCGTCAATTAACGTACTTATTTTTGATGTTAAATTCCCTGTAGGGTCTATGTCGCCATCAAAAGGAGCCATTCTTTAATACCCAGATGGTGTACTGTAAGAAGTACTTGTTGTATAAGTGGCAGCTGAAGTTCCATCACCTACCGCGACAGTATCAACCTGTCCTGTTATTGTACTATTTGTAAGGTCAAGTTTTAATATCTGATTACGAACTGGAACAATATCTTTTGAGTTTGGAATAACAGTAAGACGAACTTGTGTTGAAGTTTCACCATCAACATCTGAAACTGTAGTTATGAAAACTGACTCTATAAAGACCTCACCTGTTGCATAATTTACCGTTCCAGCAGTGGAATCAACATACACCCTTGAACCAGCTTGAACATAATAAAGTCTTAAAATTCCCTCACCATTATCATCAAAGAAATGTTCATTTGTTGTATCACCACTAATGAAAAATCCTGTTGATGCAAGTATTCCACCGCTTGCTGCATTATGTCCAGAGTGAGGATTGTAAAGTGCATTGTTGAAGTAAATATAATACGATGTGGAAGCGGTAGTTGTTGGAGTAAAAAATTTACCCAAAGTAACATTAGTGGTATTACTTAATACCGAAACATTTGCGTCATCAATAAGTCTAGTAACTTGAGAATGTCTAAACAACTTTTCAAATTCACCAAGATTGTTTGTATCATATGATGTTATTGCAGAAACTACTTCGGATTCTACTTGACTTAAAGCTAATGTTGTTTTGTTAGAATCATATTTAAATGTTACATTTAAAATTAAGAAAGTTGTTTCTGGGTCAACAATAACTGGAGTAATAGATGCAACAGTATATTTTGCAAAATCAGATACGAGTTGTTTTTTTTCTGTTGCAGTTAAATTTAATCCTGTTGTTGCGACAATAGAAATAAATACTTTACCATATTCAGCATTACTAACAACACCAAGACTAGAATCAAACGAACCATTTTCTCCACCAAACACTTGCACCGACTGTGCGTTTGCATAAAGTTTTTTAGCATACACTTTATAATCTTCAGTAGTTACGCATCTTCCTTGAGATGCATAATCTAGTGGTGCATTATATTTTATAGACGTAATAGTTTCTGGTTCTGAGCCACCGTTTGCAACATCTACAACTTCAACTGATACATCAGAAACACTTGCAATTCCAGCATTTGATTTGAAAATAGATGCGCCGTTTGCGTCTGTGGTATTGCTGACAACGTAAGTAAGTATTACAATATTACCATCAGACAATGCAGTACCAATAACTCCATCACCAAAATATACCTCAAACTTTCCGTTCTCTACTTCCTGTAAAAAATAAACATCACTTTCAGCAGTAACTTGTGTTATGTCTGTTGCTTGTGTGAACGTAGTGGAGGTGCTATCCGAGCTTGAATTCTGTACTACAACTTTTAATGTAGAAGTATCTGCTCTTTTATTGGGAACAAGAAATCTTTGGTCTGCGTCTGTTGAGTCTACAGTATATCTGGTTGTTACAAAAGTTCCCTCATAGATTTTAGTTAAAACAAAAGGAATCGAAGAACCAGTATTGGATGCTGTTACTGCATCAGATGTAACAAACTGATAGTCTGTTCCATTTACAGTAGAGTTAAATACCGTTCCAGCTGGCATAGTTGCACTAGTCACAGAAGTTGTGTTCAACGAAATATTAACTGTCGCAACCGCAGCCCTAGCAGAGTTGGGAATATACCCTAAAGTTTTTGCATGAGAAACTACACTTGACCTAAGAGATGCGCTGTCTAGAAACATCTCGTTTGCTAACATGTTTGCATTGAAACCCAGATAGTGAGTGTTGTATGCAAGAACATCTAGTAGTGCGTTCATTCCAGAACCTTCGAAATCATAATCCGTAAATTCTGTTTGTCCAGATAAAAAAACTTTAAGGTTATTTTTGACCTCATCAAAGTCAAACTCTGTTACATTTAATCTTTTTGTGTTTATTGCCATTATCGCAATCTCTCTAATAGTACGGTTAGGTCTACTAACTCAGTTGGAGCATTTAAGACATAAAATTCTACAGTCAACTCATACGCATTGCGATCTAAATCTGGTGTTGCTCTAACACCAACCAATTGCGCTCTTGGTTCATATTGAGTTATAACATCTTCTACCTTTCTAGTCAAAAGATGTGCAGTTAAGGGAGTCATCAATTCAAATAACAATTCTCTTACACCACAACCGATTTCTGGGTGAAAAGGTTTTTCGTAATGATTAGTTAATACTAGATTTCGGATAGAACGCTTTACAGCTGTAATGTCTGTTACCTTATCAATATCAGATTTTGCACCGCTTACTGTTACTGCACCATCACTATCTTTCGAAGACAATTTCTTTCTAACAAAGAATAAGTCCAAGTCTTTATATTGACGAACATTACGTTCAATATCGTTAAGAGCTTGAGCGTCTTTGAATGATGTTGGTGTGGGCATATGATACTCCTTTATCTATTTATAACAATACTTCACCGATTGTTTATTTAATTTTAGGACTTCCTTTATCTTTAACTGCTTCTTCATTTCCGTTAAAGGTAGGATCATAGTTGTCGTTGTATTGGTATGATACTTTGTAAATACTCTCGGATTTTTTTCCTGTTATCTTATCGGGTTTTGCTCCTGTTGCATCATATTGATATCGTCTAGTCCAAATACCATTTGCAAAAGTGCCATCTTCTAAAGGCGCATTTCCGTTTGAGTCTACCCAACCTATTAAAATTCTACCACTTTTATCTACCGAAAATATATCTCTTTTCTTATTAAAATGTCCTGCAGCTCGTATCGCCCTTCTGCGATCCAAACCAGAAGGTCTTCCAGAAACACGCAGAAGTTTAACAGGTTTATCAGATAATGTAATAATATCAATTTCAACCGTTCCACTATTACCATTAGCATCCGTCCATGTTCTAGTTTCCGTTATTATTGTACTTGGACTATCTTTTGTTGCAGATTTAGTTACCTTTTCTATTTTGTTAGTCGGCCGTCTAGAGAATCCATGTGGAGAGACATTTGATCTTAAAATTGTTTCTCCACCTCCAGATGTAGTGACCGTTGTGACAGAATTTTCTGCTGTTGTTTGTGTTGAAGTAACAGTTGCACCGTCTTCTTGAAATTCTTTTGTTTCACCAGCAGATGAATTTACTGTAGTCTCATCGGGAGAATGCGTGATAGTAATTTTCTTTGCTTTCTTTGTCACCGCATACGCACCTGCATTTGTTGATGGAAGAACTTTTGGTGTATCTCTTTCAAACTCTTCCAAAGTTTTCTCTAGTTCTACATTTGCTTCTTCAAGTTTTTTATTTAACTCTACTGTGGACACTTCTTCTTTTACAGTATCTACAGTTGGTTGTAGAACCGCTGATGCTTTTTCAGCTGCAACTCCCCCAGCAGCAGGTACTTCAAAGTTTGGAACAACATCTTGAATTCTTGTTGCAGTTCCTTTTGCATTTGCAAGAGCAGTAGTTGCTGATGCTTGAGATGAAAGTGCAGATACCGCTGAATCAGTTGATGCAGATACATCATTAATGAGTGCTGTTGGATTTGGAACATTACTTCTATCTAATTTAAGAGATGCGTCAAACGCAGTATCTAAAGAAGATGTTACCTCTCCTCTTGCATCAGATAACGCTGTAGTTGCAGAGGAGATATCTGTAGTCGCAGTTAACGCTGCAGTTTGAGCTGCAGTTGCGTTGGTAGTTAAGGTATCTAAATCATAACCACCAGCAGTAAGTCCATCTCCAAACTTTGTTTCTAGTTCTGCTTTTTTCTTTGCAAACTCTTGTTGTCCTGCTAAAGTACTTTGATCAATATTAACAAGCGAAGACATTTCTGATTGCAAGTTTACATTTGGTAGTGGTGGAATCTCAGGAACTAAATCTCCAAGTTTAGATTTTAAATCCCCTTCAACAGAAGTGTTTAGTGTGCTTGCAAGAACAGATGCTTCTGATTCAAGTCCATCAGAAACCTCACCCTTTATAGAATCAAACTTACCAAGAACTTCATTAAGTTCTGGACTTGACCCCGATAAGTTTGGTGTTTTAAAATCTGCCATACATATCTCCTATGCCACTGGCGCCAGTGTGTTGCCTTGTGCAGTTGCGTTTTCACCAGTATCAGATTGAGAATGAACGTGTGTTGTAAGAGCAATATCTATTGCATCACTATTTTTAGCAGTAACCTCACTGCCTGTTCCAGAAAAAGTAAGTGTTCCAACAGTTTCAGCTTTGATTATCATATCGTTTGCTGACTTCATATTTAATTTTCCGCCAGACTTATAAGACATAATTCCAGAAATAGTAGTTGTTGATAAATGGTCTGATGCTATTAAGTCTATACTTTTAAGAGATGTTATTGCGTAGTCATCGACAATGTTAAGAGTGCTTGTTCCGTTAACAATTCTAGTTTCATTTTTATCAATGACAATATCTATATCTTCTTTGACTCTACCCTTGACGCTGTTCATTATCTGAAAAGAATGGTTGCCGTTAATTTCTTCTTCACGATTACCACCGCCTGTTCCAGCTCCAACTTTAACTCTGTGGTTCTTATGTATCTTCTGTGTGTAATTACCTTCTACCTCAAGATGGTAGTCTCCCTTTATAAGTTCTCGCACTGTTCCAAGTGTTGTAATATTAACATCACCCTGTATGTGTATCTGAGACTTTCCAGCAATAATCTCATAGTTGTCTCCAACAATTTTTACAACCTTTGAACCATCTGGATGTATTTCTTCAAACGTGCCTGCGCTGTGTTGTGTAAACAATCGTTCAGCGCCTGGCGAATCATCTATTTCTTTTATGTGTCCAGCTTCACTTTCGAAGACATGGTTGTATGGATAGGCAGCGGAGATGTATGGGTTCTCATCTTTTTGAATTGACTTGGGTTGTGGTTCTTCCCAGAAACCTCGTTCTTCTTGAACTGCAAAATCAGATGTAGCTAAAAGATATGGTTGTGTTGCAGTAGGAACGCCTGTTCCCTTTTGATCTGTTTCTTCACTGTCATCATCAACTCCAACTGTGGGGTCAACAATTGTTGGGTCGCCACGCAAACGATTACGTCTTCGTGCTAAAAGGGAGTTGTGTGACTCTGATGCTCTACCTCTACCTAGTCTGCTAGTATCGGGTTCTCCTACTTCGTGACCAGACTTAGTAGTATAAAACTCTCCGTCAGCAGGATAAGAGCCATAGATCGGATGGCCAAGATATTCTGTTTGTGGACTTTCTGGAGAACGAGGATCGTTAAATCCAAGTTGAGGGTCAGCAGCTGATTGGGGTGTGCCGGGCAAAGTACCCATGATTACTGGTTGTTGTTTCTCTACAGCATCTCTAAAGAAACCAACTACCCAACTACCTTCAACGAGAAAAGCTGGAGAGTTACCAAGACCATGCATCGCTGCATCTGTAACAGGATGCATAACGTGAGCCCATGGCAAGTCTGTTGTTGGAAGTTCAACTATGCTATCTGAATGAAAACCTAAACACCGAACTCTAGCTCTGCCAAGTTGGTCTGGGTCGTTCCTATCTTCTACAACACCTACGAACCACACGAAACCATCTTGGCCCATAAAATAACTTTGTTCCGACATAATAATCCTTTACTAACAGTTTTAACTATTTATAAGGAATGTATGAAAAGGTTATTTTGGTTCTTGAATATTATTGTAAACAGTCTTGGCAATCAGTTCGTATTTCTTTGCAACTTCTTGACCACTAGTTTTATGACGCTCGACCATCCAATAAGGATTAAGTCCTAGATTGCCAGCGATAACAATTCTTTCATGGTCACATTGATGTTTAGGTACAGAGTGTTTTGCCCAGCCAGGAAACATCACCATTGTATTTTTCTTAGGAATGACTTCTTGTTTAGCATCTGGAAACACTAACGGCGCACATGAATCACAACAATCAACATTGTATACCCAACTCCAAATAGCAGGCCAATGGTCATGTGGTTTTGTCCAATCACCTTTTGTATAACTTGCAACCCAACAGTCATACGGCATCAACTCAACTTTGCTGGGTGAGTTCTCTGTTCCAAGATGTACTGCGTAGTCACACAGTTTTAAAAACTCTGAATTGTGTTCGTGCATAAACCACGAGCTCATACTTGCTTGGACATTGGTTTCTTTGTTTTGTATGTCTTCGAAGTTATGACAAAAATCTATTAACTCTTTTGTCGCACTTGATTCGGGAACAACAGATTTAATAATAGGAAGATTAGAAGTAAACGAAACCGAAGCTGGATTAGTAGCAAGTTGACGTTGTTTTTTTTCTTCTACTTCCTTCTCTTCTTTTAAACTATTTGCAAGTGATTTTAGTAAACTCATCTCTATTTTATAGGTCTTTCTTGGGGATACCAATACCATCCTGTAGCAATGTATTTCGGGTGAGTGTGTACAGGATTGCCTCTATGTTGATACATCCACGCAGAAGGAAATATAGCACCCATTCCTTTTTTTGGTTGTATTCTTATTTTCTCATATAGAAACTCTGTCTCACCTTCACCATCTGGTAAGTCATTTAAATAGATTGTCCATACAAGAGCTCTGTTTGCATCTGCACAGTGAGAATTCTCTGAGTGAAAATTATGAAACCCACCACCCATAGGCATCGTTCTTTGTACTTTAGTTTCTGGTGATATAAGACTTCGCGCTCCACGATATACAATAGGAAACTCTAAAAGATATTCTCGCAACATATCCATCTTTACTTTTTGAATGGATTTATATAACTCATCTTTTTCACCCATCCACATTTGTTTGTCTTTGCGTGTAATACGATTTGCAATCGTAGTCTTTCCGATATGGTCATCACGCTCAAACCATTCTATAAGGTTATCACATTCTTTGTCTGTTAGTGCGTTTTCAAATCCTCTGACAAAACTACTTAACATTTAAGTTGCCCGCCACCATAACTCTTTGATGTTCACATTCTTGTTTTGGCACCATATGATTTATCCATGCTGGGAAAACTATTAGTTGTCCTGTCTCTGGAAATATGTGAAATGGAGTACCCTCATCATCACGATCATTACTGTCATTAAATATTAACGGCGCACACTCCTTACATGCTTCTACACAATATGTGTAAGACCAAAGAGAAGGCCAATGATTGTGTTCTTCGCAAGTATGACCTTTGCCGTATACTAATCCCCAACTCTCTTTTATATAAAGAGGAACATCATCTGGACTTCCATCAGGTTTAGTTCGTTTTGCAACTGGACATAAGTTTGCAACTTCAATTGCTTCTTCTCCTACCATACGAAAAGTTTCATAATCATCATGCATGTTCCACTTAGTCATCAAACATTTAGCAGCTGTGCGTTTTTGTAACGCATCGCCCGCCTCAAGAATATTTTCTTTAATTGTTTTGGTAAAACTTTCGGGTGGGTTTACTTGCTTTGTCTTAACAGGATACTTCCCACTAAACCAATGCCATGGTTGAGGTTTGCCAACTAACTTAGACAATGCACTCATACTAATATCTCTTCTATTTTTTGTTCGTCTGGGTGGCGACCATCAAACTTAGGTTCACCTGTCGGCAATGTGTAAAACCAACCTGTCGCAATATACTTAATGCCTTCGTTTGGAGTTACACCTTTGTGTGGGTGTGTCCAGCCTGCAGGCCACATAATAGTTCTGCCCTCTTTAGGTGTTGCGGTCATTTCTTGATAGGGAAACTCTGTTCCTGACTTTGCGTCATTAAGATATATCATCCATGCAAGTAGTCTATATGGATAGGAGCCAGACTGTTCGTTGTGTAAAGAAAAGAAACCTTCTCCCTCTTCATACTTTTGTAAATTGTATATAGGACACAATCTCCAATACGAACTCTTATTTAATTTATTGAGGTAGTCATACTTTTGACAATAGTTATTTAATGATTCTTTTACAAAGGTATAGATGCTTGCGTTGATAGGATTGTCATCACTAAAGTTAAAAGACTTTGTAACACAAACTTTTTGGCGACTCTTATTAAAGAAAGGAAGTCCACCTTTACTTTTGTTTGGAACACTTTCAAAATATTCTATAATATCTTTACATGTATTTAACTCACCATATGCTCTACGTTTTGCCCACATAGCTGGTGTATCATCAACTATCTCAATAAAATTCATTTATTCACTTTTAAAATTATCTTCAAATAATATATAGTCAGTCTTACCAAAAGCAGTTTTAAGTGTTAAGTAAACTGTTTTCATATTCTTTGGTTTAACAGGAACAAATTTACTAAGCTTCTTAGAGTAGTAAAGTGGAACGCCATCTTTCAATCGCATTTCCTCATACGAGTCCATATCAGAACACACCTCTAAAATTTCACCTACTCGTTTCTCGTTGTATATATTTGAGTATGTAACCTTGTCTCCAATATTAATCATATTCATTTTATAAGTCAACCTTTTTTAGTTTTACATCCAACTCTTTTTTGCTTTCATTTGAAAGCTCATCATAATAATCCATAAACATTTGATATGCTTTTTTATATCTTTCTAACTCACTCATTTTCTTTTTCTCCTTACTGTAAAATCAATTCCAAATCTTTTTTCATGAGATTTGATTGGTGCGGCACA